ATATGCTATTTTTGATCCTACAGGATCTGTTCACGATACAGGATCAGCATATTATAATACTTTTGCACCAATAAGAGATGCTGTAGCTTATGGTGATAGTACACTATTATATCTATCTAAAGGTACTGCCTACACAGGTATTGGTTTTTACAAAGTTAACGAATCTACTATGGAGCTCACAGGCAATCTAATTACAGGTTCAGATATTAATTCAAGTGGATTATCAGGTTCTTTTGGAAATGTAAATTTAGCGTTTATGCCACAAGCGGATGCTGTTTACGATGAGATAAATAATCAATTTTATGTGTTGTGTCTTTCTGGTTCAGTAGATAATTATAGAGCTGTTATAGCTGAACTTAGCAGTTCTGCAACTGTTGTAGATTCATACGGATTACAAGCTACAACATCCTCTTTATACACCGCATCAGTATTTAACAACCCAGATGGAGAATATGGTCCAGGAGTTGTTCAATATGGGTATCAAAGTCAAATGATGGCTTTAGATACTTCAAGAGAAAAAATTTATATTTTAGATAGAGGAAGAGATGATAGGATTGTAACTCCAAGAGCTTGGAAGATTTTAAGTTTTGACTATAGTAATGGTATAGAAAACGGAACTTGGGATGTAGCCGCTAGTGGTTCCTTTAATACTCATTTTTCTTATTACTCTTCATCAGTTTCTACAATTTGTTACTCCCCAGTAAATGACGTAATTGTAATTTCAGAAACATATGCTGCAAATAGCTCTCGATTATTAGTAATTGATCCGAGTGATTTTTCTACAATTCAAACTGAAAGTGATACAGTATTTGGGGCATTTGCTCTTGATACAAACACGGGAAATATAGTATTCTCAAACGATGCTCAAGACCAAATAGATGCTTCATTGCTTAACAAAGGTCAATGGAATGTTTTAACTCCAAATGCTTCTGATAGTGCTACTTTCCAATTTACTTTATCACAGTATAGTGGAGATCCTAGTACTACTATTACCCCAACATTAGGAGATAGTTTAAGAGTTAAATACCAAGCAAAAACACCAGTTGTAACCTCACCAAACAATACTAAATTTAGATTAAATATAAGTAACGATGGAGTTGTAACAGGTTCAGCAATTTAAAAATAAAAAATAATGGCAGTAATTCCAATTTGGCCCGGCAGTTCATCATTCTCACCAGGAAGTACACCTTTTGGGTTTTACGACAGTGATGTAGATTTTGCAGATGATGCAGATAAAGTAGCAAAATTTTGTGCTCAACGTTTAGGATATCCTATTGAAAACGTTGAACTACAAGATATTCAATTTTATACTGCTTTTGAAGAAGCTGTAACAACCTATGGCAATGAAATTTATGCTTATTTAATTAGAGAAGATTTAGTTGATTTAGTAGGATCTAACACTACTACATACCCTGCCTCAGAATTAAACAATACTGTAGTTACCCCTAACTTTTCTAATATTATTAGAATTTCTCAACAATACGCTGAAGAGGCAGGGGTTGGGGGAAATGTAACTTGGTATAGTGGTTCAATTGTATTAACAGGCTCACAACAAACTTACGATTTAGATGCTTGGGCTGCTGAAAACGGAATCTCAGGTAGTAATCTAGAAATTAAACGAGTTTACTATAACGATACACCAGCATCTTCCCAATATTACTATGGAGCACCCGGGTATAACACAGGCCTCGGTTTTGGTGGGTATTTGGGTTCATACGGATTTACTGCGTATAATACCGCCTATAGTTTCTTAGCAATGCCCGTAAACTATGACATTGCTTCAATCCAAGCTTTAGAAATGTCTAACACAGTTAGATTATCTGCGTATAGCTTTGAATTAATTAATAATAGATTAAAAGTCTTCCCTATACCATCAGATGCTGATGAAGGAGCCAATTTATGGTTTGAATACATTTTAAAATCTGATAGAGTAACAGATGGGTTAGATAACGGAAATGGAAGTAATTTAGTATCAAACGTATCAAATGTTCCTTACGCTAACCCCGTTTATTCTCAAATTAATTCTATTGGCCGTCAATGGATTTTTGAATACACACTAGCAATTGTAAAAGAAACTTTAGGTTTAGTAAGAAACAAATACTCAACGGTTCCTATTCCAGGAGCTGAAGTAACTCTAAATGGAGCTACTTTAGTAGATCAAGGTGCTACTGAAAAAACAGCTTTAAAAGAAAAATTAAGAGTTTATTTAGATGAAAGCTCTAGAAAATCTAGACTAGAAAGAAAATCGGCTGAAGGAGATGCTGCCCAAAATGAGCTAAATAAGGTTCCTATGACAATTTATATAGGTTAAGATGGCATTATACGGAGAAGCAAGAGATATAAGTATGTTTAGACACGTCAACCGAGAGTTGATGGGTAATATTATTTCTCAACAAGTAGCTATTTACAAATTTAGATTAGAAGAAACTAAAGTAAATTTATATGGTGAAGCTGCTCAAGCTAAATACTATGATGATCCTGTTTTACTTTATTGTTTAATTGAAAGGCAAAATCAATCTTATCCTGAAAGTGATTTTGGTATTGATTTCCAATGGGGAATTACATTTAAATTTTTAAGAGATGATTTAGTAGATGCTAATGTAGTACCTGAAGTAGGAGATATTTTCTTATACCAAAAGGGATATTACGAAGTAGATAGCACAAATGCTAACCAATATTTTGTAGGTAAAAACCCAGATTATCCTAATAAAGGAGATGATGGAGTTAACCCGTTAGAAAACGATTTAGAGAACTTCGGTTACAACGTTTCGATTATTTGTAATACTCATTATGTACCTGCTGATAAAGTTGGTATAACTAAAGAAAGATTCTAATGGCAAGCACAGGACGTAAACCAATCCCAAAAACTCAAGAAGAAATTTCAGATAGTTTAATTAACCCTTATGATAAAACTTTAGGTAATCCTAATGATGTTCAAAAGGGTTTTAATAGAGCAGAACAAACTTCTTGGAAAGGTGATCCTAATAAAATATTCTCAGTTGGGATTCAGGACATTGATGAGTCTATTATGTACTATTTTGATAACGTAATTCAACCTTTTGTTTATCAAAACGGAGAAAGAGTATCTGTACCTATTATATATGGTGCTCCTGAAAGATGGAAATCATTTCAAAAAGATGGTTACTACCGAGATAAAAGTGGACGTATTATGTCTCCTATTATTATGTTTAAACGCAATAGTTTAAGTAAAGATAGGAGTGTAGGAAATAAATTAGATGCTAATAAACCTCATAATTTTGGAGTTTATGGTAAAAGCTATTCTTCAATGAATGCCTATGATAATTTTTCTGTTTTAACAAACAGAATCCCAGATAAACAATATTATGCTGTAGTTATTCCTGATTATGTAACTATTCAATATAGTTGTATTATCCAAACTTACTACATTGAACAATTAAATAAAATTGTTGAAGCAATTAATTATGCTTCTGATTCATATTGGGGTGATCCTGAACGATTTAAATTTAGAGCCCGAATTGATAGCTTTGCTACAATTCAAGAATTAACTGAAGGTCAAGAAAGAGTTGTAAGAAGTACTTTTGATATAAATTTAAGAGGGTATATTGTCCCAGATACTATACAAAAAGAATTAAACACAGTTTCTAAATTTAGAGATAAGTCTAAAGTTTTATTTGGTCTAGAAGTTTCTTCGCTTGAAGGTCTTTATACTGGAGATGTTAATGGAGATAGAATTAACACAGGAGATCCTCGTAAAAAAGCGGCAGAAAAAAGAATCGAATCGTATTAATTCTATATTTATAATAAAACAATATAATGGCTAATATTAGATTTTTAGATCAAGTATCTCTTGCAAGTTTTGAAAGCGCTACCTCTACTGCAGGAAGTGTTGATACTGGAAGCCTTTTATATACAGCCTCTATTCAAGGAGGTACTATTACTTTTACTAAAGGAGATGGTTCTACATTTGATATTGAAGTTTTAAGTGTAACTTCATCTATTAGTTCCTCTTTTGCAACAACAGCTTCGTTATCTTTAACTTCTTTATTAGCTACAACTGCTTCTTTAGCTTTAACCTCTTCATTTACTCCTAACGCTGTAATTACAGGTTCAGCTACTAATAATGTTATTAC